ACAGTTGTGTTGCCAATCCTCAGTGCAGTTGTGGTTACGTTAACATTTGCACCAACGTTTAGTGCAGTTGTTAGATTTGCTGTCGGAGCTCCCACGTTTCCATTCAATGTGGACAGTCCTGTAACAGTGAGAGTTCCTGTTATAGCAACATCATTTGCGTATGTTGTGTTACCAGTTATCGCAACACTGTTGACAGTTACTCCTAATGTCGTTACAGTGCTATTGCCGAGCAGCTGTAATGTATCTACAGAAGAGTTAGCTTTTAATGTCGTATTACCCGTGACTGTTGTGATACCTGTAACACCAAACGCAGTTGCATTAATAAATGTGTTCGCGTTTTGTACAGATAAGTTAGAGGTGGCTGTTATCGAACCACCTTGGATAGTTGTAGCAGCAGCGTTAACAAATACGTTAGTTGAGTTTACATATATCTGTGACGTAACACTTAAAAAGCCACCTTGAACACGGGTCACAACCGCGTTAACTGTTACATTTGAAGCATTGACATAAACGTTTGAAGTTACGTTTGCCAATCCCCCAACAACATTAAAGTGAGCAACGTTTGCAAATACGTACCCACCATAAAACTCTGCATTACTTGCAACATTTAGGGTCGCACCTGTTGCAACAACGTTGGAAGTTATGTTTAGATTTGCAGCAACATTAACAGTACCGCCGCGAAGAGCATCTCCTGCTGCAATAGTATTTGCATTGAAGATACCAATAAGTTGCGAATTGCCAGTAACGTTTGCACCGTTAACAGAGCTGTTAGCAGTTAGTGCTTGTGTTGTGATTGTGTCGGCAATTTGGTTTGTTATACCAACCCACGACGCAAACGAATCTGTTGCTATGACAACATTAGATATTGCTCTTGCCATCTGTTTTTCCGTTTATTAATTGTTGCAACAACTGCTTTATATCACTCATATCTTGTTGTAAACTCAATACTTGTTTTTCAAGTTGCTGCTGTCGCAGCAACCTAGAGCGCTCTTGCTTGAATACCTCATACCCTTCGGTGTCTATATTTAGGATGGTGTTTGATCGTAAATCCCTTACAAATCTCCTGTCTTCCGTAGGAACGTGAAAATTATTCTTCTTCATGCTGAGACTGCAAGTAATCTAACATCATCTAGGTACGGTACGTTTATTCCATCCGAAGAAAGAAGAACGATTTTTAATGAAAACGTTGCATATCCTTGAAACTTCGATAATGATCTATTGTAATAAGTGAACATGTTTCCATTTTGAATGTCAAGGAAGCCGCTATTTTTTCTTGCAATCTTATCGACATTGAGACCACTTGCAACCAGACTAGAGTTTGATACAAGTTTTCCTACAGTGAATGATGTTGTGTTTGCTGCTGTCACTGTATCAACAAAATGAGTATTATCAAACAACGATGAATACACCCGAACAACATCACCCACTGTTATATCTGTGTTTACACTACCAGATGTTCCCAGAATAACTGCATTAGAAGATTGTGTTGTAAACTGACCGGGTACTCGTGTACCAGTCTGATAGAACGGAACGTTATACGTAAATTCAATAAAGTCATTTATGTTAGCTGGATTTGATCTTAGGTTTGTCGACTCTTGAAGAGTTAACTCTGTCCAGTCTTTGAGATCAAACGCTTCATTATCTTCCGGATTAAGAGCTCGGACATACACCTTTATGTCTGTATTTTGAGGCTTGAATGCTGTAATATAAACTTTGAAATCTTCTGCAAGTTGGTTATTTGCCAACGTCGATTGGACAGACAAATATCTAGCCTTCGCTGATCCTCTTCCTAGGTACTCGTTTGTGTCATCATTATTGATATCATATCGTTCAACAAACAAATCAAGATCACTTTGATAGACGGAAGGAGAGATGTAGGGATTGTTAGTGGAAAATATTAACTCTCCACTAAAAGAACGGAATGGTGTACCAGCAGTTACTTCATTACTACGCGATGCAACAATACCTGCGTATTGATTAATGTACGAACGTGTTCCTAGAACACCCTCTATTTTACGTGTTGAAGAAACACTACCACCCGTGTTAGCAAAATTCAAAGTAAGCGCTGTTGTTGTTCCTGGAGGTTGTGTTACAGCATAGTTAGGTACAACAGCGTTTACATTTGCGTTACGTATTTCTGAGATTGTTGCTGTTGCACCTGAATCAACACCACGTATTACTGTTGATGTTGTCAAATAGAATGTACTATTTGCTGTTGAATCCTGTATCACCATTTCATCAGAAAGAGTTTCAAACGTAAACAGCTTTCCTGTTACTGTTTTATAATATGATCCTGACGCATTAGAAAAAGAAGGAGGCTGTTCTAACACAACATGTGTACTGTTAGTCACTGCATTGACAACACGTATATCTGTATTACCTGAGGTGCCATCTGTTATTACTAATTTATCACCAACAACAACATCAGTTGTAAATGTGGTACCAGAACCAATCAACGCTGTGGACGATGAATTGATTGTAAGTGTACCTGTAAGGGATGAGCGTTGCTGTAATATCTCCTCACCACCAATGAATGTTCCACTTACAGAGGCAAGTTTCAACACTTCATAAGCTCTATTTCTTATAGAAAAAGTTTGTGTGGTGGATGTAAATTTTGCTACATTAATTTTTAACGCAATATCCGTATCAATCAAAGGCGTTAAGGTAAACCCGTTTGTTATTCTATATGCATTACCATCAATTACACCAGAAGAAACTTGAGTGATACTTGAGCCATTTAAAACGATTGTGCCCGCTTTGTTTGCATACAATCTAAAACCACGGTCACGCCCATCGAACTTAATCAGAATAGCATGAGAACGGTCCGTACTTACAGTAACAGGTTGCGTGAAAGTAAACTTTGTCGATGTTGCTCCCGTTGAACTTGTATTAATGTTTGCATACTCCACACGCGCTGTATGTAACATATTATTCAACGTACTCAAATCAGGAGAACCATCTTCTTTTGTTTGGCAGATAGCAACAGTGACGCCCGGAGCTGCGATTCCTGATTCCGTTTTATTTTGCGTTGGTTTATTTCGAAAATACAACTCTACGGATGTGATTACAGCCGCTTCAGCTTTTTGCACCGACTGACTATCGAAATAAAACGTCTGTCCTAAATCATAACTCATTGAGTTCCTCTTTTTATCTATTATCCGGTGTATTCAACTATTCAAGCCATCTGACTTGATTGTTTGAAAAAAGTGTTACGTACACTACCTATTAACTTACAAACAGGATAGCCCGCCTTCATTACCGCAAAACCAAGAATATTAAATTTATCGTGTAAGCCTTGCTCATAAGCCATGTACTCAGCCCATGAAACAACAAAAGGCTTCAACATATTTAGAGTAATTTTTGCTGATATTTTTTCTTGACTCAATCCATCTTCTATCCATTTAGCAAGTGGTTCTGCCCATATTTGATAACCATCATACACGTTTGGATCTGTCATACGAACTTTGAGACCATAGCGACCATCCGCTTCCCATAATGTATCATTCAGGAACCCAGCGTTGTACATTAATGTACAAAGGAAGGTTTTGTACCATGGACGGCCTCCTCCTCCACCTTCTACAACAGGTGTAGTCCATTCGCTTTCCGGTGGAATGTAAACTGACACGTTTATTTGACCCACGAACAACGAGCTTGCAGTATCTTCATAATTAGCCGGCAGTGATGCTACCGATGTATCCGTGACAATCAACTCTTTCAAGCCAGCAATATTTGCCGCTTGTTTTTGAGCTTGATTAAGTTCTGTTGCTTCATCCCCTAAACCACTACTATAATAAAAATCAAACGTTAGTGAACCGTTTGCATCAGTAATGAGCTGATTGCCCAACTGACCATTTTTTGGTTTTAGTTTGTTTGCGTCAACTTTGTTACGCTCGAAATAACAAGTATGTACAGTTAATGGTTTTAATCCATAAACAGTAATATTAAAAATTTGATCTCTTACGGTAAAAAATATTGGCATTACATTCCCTGTCGTTTAATTAAAATCAATTGTACCAACTCATTGCCATCCATCACCACCACCGGTACCATAATTACCATAGTCTAAAGCGGCAGGCTCAGGCTGTTGAGGAGTAGTTTCTCCTCGCGATCTTATAGAGAAACTAGCAGGGGTTATTGCTCCTGTACCTATAAAACTCACGTCTTGTGCATCAACGCCTATTGTAATATTTTTAATTTCCTGACTTAACAATCTTTCTTCTGTAAACGGAAGAAGTAGAGTAGAATTTACAATTGCATTTGCAGTTGTACTGTCCGAGGTGTTAAATTCACTCTCGACGTTAAATTGACGGAATGTTGGTTTCAGCAAGCTTGCACGTGCATCAATCGAAGCTCTAAACTCACGTTGTCCTGTATCAGATGTTGAGGTGTCATTAAAACCATCAACAAAATATCCATTTTTGAATCTATTTGTTGAAGGTGTGATGCTGCTTGGGATAACTGCATCCTTAACCTGTGTCTCTATCAGGCTCAACTTAACAGCATACTCAACACTTTGTAATCTTCTCTCAAGATTGCCTATATCCGCCATTGTGTAACGTTTTGGTTGTTTATTTACAACCGCAAAAGCGTTACTCGTTGTCATTGCTTCACTTCTTACACGAATATCTGTAACACCATCTGCTGATCCAATTTGTCTCGAAGCAAAAGCTGTTGTCTGAGAATTCAGAATACGTGGTAGCGACGGATAAGGAGGAATATCTATAACAGCAAGGGTAACGGCAGAACCTGGTTCATCGGGAGCGACAGGATCACTTAACGCAGGAGTTCCTTCTAATACTTCAAAAGTATTATCCTTGCGTACTATAACTCTATCTTTACGAGTGTTATAATATGAAACGTCAAAGTTGATTGCTGAATCTGGTGCAGGGAACAGCTTATCATCGGTATTTAATGTAAAAGTACTAGAGGGATTTATGTTTGCGGAACCTACAGACGTCGCTAAAGTAGCGGTATTCTGACCAAAAGGACGGAAATCAAATGCGTTACGCAAATCAATATACTCACCACGTGATGTGTAAAGCTCAGGTATTTCAAGCGTGTTGATTGTAGCTGTTGAGCTTGCAAGATTTGCTGTATCATTAATTGGATACGAATCAACAACAAAGAATCCTTCACTTCCACCATTTGTCAGCACATCGAACTGTGCAAGAATAAACTGACTTGTGTTTACAGCAAGCCCAGAATTATTATTAAGTACTAGTTTTGAACTACGATAAGCATTTTGATCCTCACCGTAATCAATGTAAAAATACTTCGTAACATCAGAAACAGTAGTATTTGTTGTAGTACCAACATTGGAGTTGTTTCCGAGGTAAACTTTCTTCAATCTTATAGTACTCGGTACACCCAGTGCCCAAGGACCAGTGTTACTACCTGCATTGTTGCTGGTATGAATTTTAACAAATACATCTCTTGTTACAGACTTTGGTACAGGTGATGTGTTCGAAGATTTAACATTGAAAACAGCTATTGCATTCACCGCTGTGTTTGTAGATGTGCCAACATTAATTGTTGCTGTTTTACTTGAGCCGGAAATTGTAATTGTTCTACCTGTTCTTGTACTGATAGCAATTGGATAAAGAGCAGGAAAGAAAAGAGTAACATTAGCTGCAGTCATACTCACTGCGGAGTTAACTGTCAGCGATGCAGACGTTGCATTTGTAACGGATTTAATCTGATAGTATACATTTGCTGACGAGTTTGCAAAACGAATAAAATCGCCTGGTGTAAGATCTGTTGTGAAAGCTGTACCCACACCTGTTATTACTGAACATCCAGAAGTCAAACCAACAGTCGTTGCTGTTAGGTTAGAAGAAGCTTCGACATTTGCAACAGGAAAAATGATGAAGTCACGCTCTTGTGTAGAAGATAGTACGCCATCACCGTAAGGGTGCGTCAGTCCTGATGACAACGGACCAATGGCAAACTCACCTGATGTTGATAATGATTGTTCGTTCGTTGAAGTTCTATAAGTAAAACTCACATTTGAAACATTGGCAACACCACGTGATCCAATATTAAACACAAGCGTGTCTCGTCCTGTGTCTATTATCTTTGCCACGTTGGTATTTGTAGATGCATCATACGTTAGCACTACATCTGCAATACCGTCATTCGTTGCACCATTGTAATGTATACTTTTCACTTGTCTAAACGATGCACCAGGATTCATTGTAACATCAAACAAGTATAATCTGTAGGTACATTCTGACGTACCAGGTACACCTGTATCATAAACAAGTGAACGTATTCTTGCGGTACCTATTTTAGAACCAGATGGTGTTATTGCACCTGTACTGATTGTAGAAGTGCTGATATATGTGGTTGCTGTATTGTACAGATCAACAGAAGCGCCTGTTTTAAAATCAAACACACCAGCTAACTCTTTGACCTCAATATAGTTTCCGTAATTAGCTGTTATAGACTGACTGGTAACTGTTGATTTTGTTGTTGAGCGCGCGACATCGAGATAATTGTTGTACGATGTTGCAACACGATAACCTTCAATGTATGCAACACCTGGATCTATAATTGTATTAACATGTGTTGCATTTGCTGTTGTTTTTTCACGAGTCGCCACATTGAATGGGTCAATAACAAAATTACCTTGTGCTTCACGTGTACGTCTTGCCATCTCTTCAGCAAGATTTGAATAGACGGTTACACGATTTTCCTTATACGGAAAGCCGGCTTTCCATTCTGCCAATGCAAAAAATTCTATGTTGGAAGTTGCTTCTGTTGTTGTTTTAACAACAAGCGAAGGAGTTAATTTAAGACGATCCGCACCTGGAGCAGTGAAGTTTGTTGTATTGGAAGCGTTGTCAAGTAAAGACTCATCCTCATTGCTATCGACGTAGGTTTCTTCTGTTTTGAAACCAACAGCGACGTTATTCGGTGTTGTGCTATATTTGTCAATAACAATTGTTTGAGGCTCTACCTTGAGGAAGTATCCTTTTTGATAAATCAATCCCTCTGTCACACCAAATGCATATCCCGATCCAATTGCATTAACAGAACTATTTCCAACGGTAATCTTTGTTTTGAAGTTCTGTGCAAGCAAATCAAGGTTATTAACAGTTGCTGTTACATTTGAGGTTTTTACAGTTACAGTGGGAAGAAAACTGAAATCCTCCCCTGCATTACCCACTGTTATTGTTTGAATGATACCTTGTGTATCCGTTGTCAAAAGAGCACTAGCACCACTACCTAGCTGTGAACCAACATTAGCTGTAGCACCAGAGGATCCACCTACAATACTGTAACCTGTTTGAAACGACCATGCCGTTGAATTGACAGAGGTATTTGTTAAATCTACAGCTCGTGGCGCAATTTGCAGAATAGTAGTACACGCAATGGCAGTTGTATTGATTGCCTTGATAACCGCTTTTGCATTTGTCGTCGACTGTGTAATTGTCTCGCCGTTGGAGAATGTACCACTTACATTTGCTAGTGTAACCGAACTAAGGATAACAACACTATCTGAATTAGAGAATCCAACGCCACCGTTGTTGACGTTTATTTTAAATAGTGGATATGTTTCACCAAACACTGTCAATTGCTGACCGGAAGCAAACTCCGTGTATATTGCACTGCTGTTGGCAGGATCGGGATCCGAACTGTTTGTATATCTTAGATACAATGTTTTTAGATCGGGATCACTTGTTTCTAATCCGTCTTTATAGTCAACAACACGAGCTGTTAGATTCAAACTATTTTTTACAAAATAACCAACATAACCAGATGGTAGCGCTGGTTGACCATCAGTTTGTGTGTCTAAAATCTTTACATAATTATAGTTAGGAATGTAATTAAAGTTTACACCGCTGATGATTGTGCCTGATTTGAATACATGATTTCCAAACCGCTCAATTTGATTCTGCAGTAAGGTTTGTAATTGATTCAACTCACGTGCCTGTACCGCGACTCCCGGCTTGAAAAGAACTTTGTAGAATTCTTTGTCTGCATCAAAATCGTCAAAATACGGACTTAAATTTAATGATTTTTCTAATGGCATTTGTTATCTCTTAAAACTGCAAAATTACTTTGATTGTTTCGGATTGTGAATTGGAACGAGAGATAGGACTTTCGTTTTCAAAGTATATAACCTCACCCGAATTACGAACAATATCTGGTGGATAGGCAAACAATAGATTTGCTGTTGCTCCCGAATTCTGACCAATCAATGTGTTTCCTGTATTTAGCACACCTCTTACATGAGTAACATGGAGATTAGAACTTGTGTTACTGTGGAAAATAGCATTTGCAAACTGAGGATCTGTTTGATAAACCACCTCATCAGGAATGAATGTTCCCGACAAAGGTAAGAAGGTGTATCTTGTACGTTGGTCAAACGTATTAAAGTTTTTATTCTGACCGTTTATTTGATAAGAGATCAAGTTGCTTGATGCATTAGATGTATTACCAGTAATAACTTCACCTGTTATAAAGATACCACTGACATTTGTCAATGTTAACGTGTTAATAGTATCCCACTCTGCAACAACACCGGATGCGTTACTTGTTGCCTGTGTAACGCTCTCACCGACAGAGTACGTGCCAGACAGCGATCCAACAGTTAACACAACATTTGCAAAAAGAGGATCTTTTATGATACCAATCGATCTATAATCATTTGTTGCTGGAATGGTTCCAGTTTCGTTGTTAGCAAACGTGACACTTACACATAACGAACTACCACCCAGCTCATACTCAGGGTTTGCACCATGGCCACCCTTTGGTCCAAGGTCCACTCTCAGGATAGCTGCATTGGAAACGCCACCTGTGTTACCTTGAACAGTTGCAGTTGCCCACGTATAGTTACGACCACGGTTAATGATTTCTATTCTTGCAATCGTATTTGACTGCGCTGTGTTGACAATTGCACGCGCTTCTGCATCGTCACCGTCACCTTGTATAACAACGCTAGGAGTGATTTCGTACACCGTTGTTGAGTCGGGTGCTGTTATAAACGCTGAAGTTAAGGTTACAGTTTTTGAATTACCTATAACTGTATAATCACCAATTCTACGACCTTGACCTGCTCCTGTACCTGAAGTTAGATACAAGTAGCTACCAACATAAAAACTATTTGAAGACGATGCATTGTTTGCTATATTATATTTTGTTGTATCACCACCAATACGTAAGTCAGAGGATATGAATGTGTTACTTAAAAATGTATTATAGTTAGATCCACGGTAAGATACCGTAACAACGTCTATTGCTCCTGCAACCGCATTTCCCGTCACCATTGTGTTTGCGATCACGGGCATGTACGTATCAGTAGCAAATTTATTAAACGTTGAAGAGGTAATTGAGTACATATATTTCCACTGATATCCATCAGCAGTTGCGTAGTATTCATCGTTAGCAGACGTTTGCGTAACATCGGGCGCATTCACCGAGACTACATTTCCATTGTTATCCAAACATTTAAAAACATGACGTGTTGATCCACCATTGACAGCAACATAGTATTGTTTGTTAGAAAGATCCTCGTTACTTCTATACGCGCTGTAAACAGTGTTTGATGTCCAGTTATATCTCGGTATCATTACGGCCACATCACTTGGAGTTACCCTCTTACCAAACACCATTTCCTCGTAGGGAGTAGAGAGGGTATTTTCTAATGTGTTTGTTAGTGAGGGTACAACAGAGTCTCCACCTGTATACTGCGTATGGCGTGCAGCAAATACGTAGTATACACTATTTGCTGTCTCGCTTATCGATTCTTTAAATTGATTTACGTTGTGAAGACGAAAGTAATTTGTGATTAGCTGTGTTGACATAATTGTTCTCAAGAAATTTCTATGCTATTTATTACTGTCATTGTAACGTTGGCTGTGGAGATAAAATTGACTTTACCAAATATTTTTGTTCCCGCCACATGTGTAACTTGTTTCAGAACGTCAAAATATTTTTCAAGCGGTATCTTTGTTTGAACCTCATAACTATATTCTTGATAGTATTCGTTATCTTGAATCTTCTTGTCGTCATCCAAGAAGCTTCGTGTTGTAGAATAAAAGCCGGCTCCCTCTCCTTGTTTTTGTAGTTCTGCTATTGCTGTGACAGTGAAATTGGAGCCTTGTTTTGTTAGTGTTACAGTTTCTCGATCAATGTACCCAAAACCAGAATCATATACAGACAGTCTGTTAACAACATTGTTTGCTGTTTGAACATTTGCAGATATATCTGCATTCAAACCTATTGGAAGAGTGTTTGTATCTTGATCGACAGACACAACATTTGCTGTTGATCCTGATGTTCTTCCAACAATAGATGTGTTTGAAAGGAAAGTGTTCTCAAGGTTGATACGTTTCAACAGAAGCGTCGATGTGTTTGATCCTGGCTTAACAAACGCTCGAGCAGTCGTTGCTGTAGTTGTTAAACTTGCTGCCTGTACATTAGACGTTGAACCTGAGGAGAGACCCTTCAGTAGGTTTGTTGAACTTGTCGTTACAACAAATGTACCCGTCACATTAGCTAATTTCACAGTACCTGAACCAGCTGAGATACCAGCTTCTAACACGTAACCCGATGCAACAACGTTTGTTGTTGAGTTAGACTGATACACAAATTCTCCCAGTACAAACGTCGTCGCTGATGTTCCGTTTGCATATGTGCCTGAGAAGGTATTCACAGTCATTTGTGTTGCAGGTAGATCATATGTTTGTTGGATTTGTTCGCCATCAACAAACGATCCCACAGCATTAGCAATTCTCATGGTGTAATCATGTCTGTCGTACCCCACAACATATGTGTCCACAACTGTTACAAAAGGAGTAACGTTATAATCAGACCCTGGATTGATAGATGTGATTGAAGCGATAGATCCTATTGTGGTTGCATCAAATCTCAACGCATCAAGAAGAATAGTATTGATTGTAGCACCAGGAAACTTAGCAAAACCAAGACCTGCAGCATTTGAATTTGAGTGATCAAGACGAACAGCGTGAAACTCCACATTGCCTGTATTTTTGCTACTTAGAAAATCCGGTGTCAAGAACACAGTTTCCGTATCAGTTAGAAAACCAATCTCGAAATTTGCACCTGTACCGGTACTAACGTTTGCAACGGTTGCGTGTGTGTTTGTTGTTTGACCAATAATATTAGCATATGGTGTTGCAATAAAACCATTTGCAGAAATATCTACAACACCAAGGAAACCCGTTTCATATACAAGGTGGTGTCCTGTTTGATTTGCTCCAGCTGTAATACCTATTGGTGATCCATCTCTTGTCAATGCGAGCTGAAGAGCGCTGGATGTTGTATTAACCACATAATACTCATTTTTATCAACAAGACCGGATATTGCTGTGTTCCCTGCATCTACAACATAACGAACGATAGAATTGTTTGCTAGGCCGTGAGGTGTTGTAGTTGTAATAACATCTGATACATTTGCCACACCTGTCAATGCATTAAAACTGTAAGTGACAAACGTTGTATTTGATCCATTTACATTTGCTGATGCTGTACGATCAGCATAACTTGTGATTACAGCTGTTCCAAGCGTCTTAATTAACCTATGTCCTGTTTCATTTGAACCAGCTGTCAAGCTGATTGGTGTACCATTACTTGTGTTTGCCAGTGATAGTGATGTTGAACCTGATATTGCATTCACAACAAAGTATGCTGCACCAGCAGAAAGTTGTGTGATTATTGTGTTACCCGTTGATACCTCGTAACGAACCAAATCACCGTTACTGAACGGATGTGGGGATACGGTGTTTATTCTCGTTGCGTTTGTATATGATCCTGTGTAAGCAGCCGCAAAAGTACTCTGATAAGCGCCTGTAAACGTTGAAGAAAACGTGTTGGTATAAGCTGCTGTAAACTGTTTACTAAAAGCACCCACGTATAGCCCAGAATAAATTGCAGAGAAACTTATATTATAGGATCCGCTGAAACTACCAGTAAAGATAGGAGAAAAAGTACCCGTGAAACCTGGTACCCATGAACTTGCATACACCGATGTATAACTGGACGTAAATTGTCGAGTGTAGGTTGATGTATAAGAAGGTGTGTATGCACCTGTAAAACCACCGGTAAAAGTGGTAACTCCTGGACCTGGAAGTGAGGTATATGTTGTTGACCCATATCCACCAACAAAACCTGCTTGAGTAAACGCACCTGTGAACAATCCACTTGTGTAAGCCTGATTTGTGTATGGGTTGTCTACATAATATCCAACAAATGATCTTGAGAAGCTCGATGAAGCCGCACCATTAAAGACAGAGGTGAACGTTCCGCTGTAAACACTTGTCCATGCTGATGTATACTCACCGGTATAGATGTTCGATCCAATAACACGCGTCCATGTGCCAGTATATGCACCAGAGAATTGATCAGTAAACGATCCTGTAAATGGTACTGTGTAAGAGGCTACAAAGTCACCTGTATACACTCCTGTATACGAACTTGTATAACTTGTAGCGGTGTATGTATTAAACGATGTTCCAACTAAAGAAGCATTGAATGTTGTATTCGCTGCGTTTGCTGAACGAACTGCAAACGTGGTATCAACAGCAGATAGGTTACCTGATATAGGTGCAACAACAATATATCCCACTGTTGTATTTGTCTGTGAAGAAGTTACAATTGTTGCTTGAGCGTTGACAGTACCATCAGCATTGAAGTTTTCAACAATATTACTAGCTGTGAAATAAAAATTGTTTCCACGAGCTGTTGAATATCCTACATTTGCTAGCGGCTGTTGTACTTGCTCAAATAGACTAAATGTTGTTATATCTGCGTTTGCATTTAAAATATCTTGCAAAGTCAGTGTTTTTGCAGATACAATTACATTTGCATGTGCTAAACTATATCCCCAACCACCACTTGTCAATGCATCAATATACGTAAAAGTCACTTTTCCCGTTTCACTTGAAACAGCTGTAACCCTTGCTTTTCCTTGCTTACCGTTTGACGAAACAACATCAAATATATCACCGATAGCAAAATTTGCTCCACCGGTAACAACAGTGAGACTTGACATTGATCCAATAACTGCTGGTGAATCGACAACAGAAGTATTCGCTGTTGTTGTAATCAATTCCCCAATGTTAAATTCACCTCTCACATTACCCAGATATGCGACGTTAATAAACTTTCCATTAATTCTTCTGTTTACTAAACTTTCTAAGAATGCCTTTGCACCCGTCTGCGTACCAACAATTTCTTTACCAACAAACTGCTTTGTACGTTCTGAAACACTCAACTCGAGGTACACAGGTTTTACCCACGTACCATCAGATGGTTTAAAAAGATCTTCGCCAGGAAAATAAAGCGAGGATTCCTGGTTAAAGAGACCTTGAATTACTAGTTGCACACCCTGTTCGGTACCTTTTGATTTGTACCAATCACTTGCGTGCTTTATCATGAACCTTGTATTTGCCTCCGATGAAATTGGAATACCTGCAAAGTACTTGTTCTTAAAATATTTGATATACTCTTCTGATGTTGAATCAATATTTCTATAATCAAGCAGGTTACGCGATGCTCCAATGGCCTCACCTTCGGTGTTCATCCATCTGTAATACTCTTTGACAAAATCGACAAAACGAGGACCCTCATCCCTGTAAAATTCAGGAAAATGTGACTCAACAAGAGGAAAAATTAACTCTTCTATTTGTTTCATTGCTTGACACCAACTGCTGCCACACTAACATCTAATGAGTCAATAGCAAGGATTGTATTTGTCTTGCTTTCAATATTTTTTGACGCTGTTTTAAACTTTAACTCAATGTAATTACCTTCATAGCTGCTAACATTAAACGATGACTCTACTGTCAACACCCCTGTCTGATAATCTAATGTACCAACCCTACGTATTACTCGAATAGTATCTGCTTCTTCAACAGCAATAAAAACACTACCCAATGAGTCATCAATTAACTGGCAACGAACACCATCGTAGGTGAATGAAGAACTTGTCAACGTGTGGCCATAGTGTGCCTCCGACGCTGAAAGCTTCTTACCCATTTCCGTTTGCAGCACATTATCCACGCTAACAGAAAATGCATAGTCTGTATTCAATGTTGGTGTTATTCGTTTTATTAACGTAAGTTCCGTGTCATTGCCAATAATGCTTGTTTCCGAATCATCTATCGCTTTTACTAACGTGCTATAAAACAACGTCTTTTTGAAATCTGATAGATTGATTGTATTGAACGTACTGATAGCGCCCTTGACTATAGTTTCTATGTCTGAAGTTTTTTTACTTGTTTCGTTTGAATTGAAGTAGACGGTGCTGTTCACTTCAACATAAAGGAAACTTGGATCAATAAATTCAACTTGAATTGTCAACGGTGATTTATCTTTAATGTAATCAAGATATGCCTTTTTACGAATCTCCGGTGCACCGTCCGCATCTGCAACGTCAACGGAAACATACACTCTTCCGTAACGAGGAGGAGATGCCTCCTCACCACCAAAAACACTTATTGCTCTTATATCAGAAAACTGGTTTTTGAGAAGCGTTTCATAATCAGACGCTGTTACAGCACGATTCTGTGCCTGAAATGCTCGTGGTGCATTGTATCTAATAGATTCATTCGTTTCACTTACAGCACCACCTGTTGCTGTAGTAACTGTTGTCACCACCACATTTGTATGTCCATCTATTGGTCCATCAGCGGAGAACGTCGTAGCACCGTTAGGGAGCTCACCCGATGTTGCACGATAACGAACAACGATTGTTGATCCATCTTTCGGTTTACGACCAAAGACATTGTCACCGAAGATTAGCTCATACTGCTGGTTTTGCGCTGGTTGGACAAAGTAGATTTTCGAGGTGTTTGTTACATCATAAAGTTGTGATCCGAGTGTGTAAGATTGAATTGTTTGACCACCATCCTCATAAACCGTAACATCAAAAGAGGATGTATCTGCTGTAGAGTTTGATATAACGAAACGTTGAGCTGAATTAGCATAATTCATTACAAACGTCTCTGTTCTCACCATTCCTTCATAAATGTCAAGAGTTTTTGTAAACACACCACCGCTTGCTGAGGTTACTACCTGTGAGTCGTTTGTAACAAACGTATACGTGTTTGATCCAACACGTGAAGTAAAGGATGTGTACTTTGGAATTAGTAACGTGTTAATAGACGTTGTGGGAGTTATTGCAACATTTACAGTAGCCTTAGCAGAAACAAATGAGCGCGGGACGTAATTTAGTTCCTTAGCATGAGAAACAATACTATCTCTTAGTTGCGCTGTATCAAGAAACATCTCACTAGCAACCATGTTTGTGTAGAATGCATTTAGGTATGCATTGTAGGCCATTACATCCAATAGTACATTAATGTTCGATCCCTCATAGTTGAGATCTTTAAAAGATGTATTGTTTTTTAAGAATGTAACTAGATTGCTTTTTAGACTTGTGAAATCTAAACCAACTAAGTCTATATTTGTGTTGGCCATTTATCGAATCCTATTTAAAATGAGATCAAAAACCACAGGTTCTTGTTTATTTATTATGCTAAAAGCAATTGTCGCATACACTGCATGCTGATCTATTTCCGTGTTGACCTGAACACTGAGTAGATTGGCACGTGGCTCATAATTTTCTATTGTTTTTGTTATGTATTCAACTAACAACTGCTCCTGTACTGGGCTTGCGTTCTCAAACATGAGACTGCGTATATCACTACCTAACGTGGGATTAAATAACCTGTCACCTCTGTTGGTTAATAGTAGATTACGTATTGATGATTTTACAGCTTCCTCGTTTGTAAGCCGCACCATGTCCTTCCTAACATCTCCAATCTCAAAATCAGAAGTAAAATCGGAAAAAAACTCAGGCTGTGTTATTAGTGGTGTTACCGCTGCTCTACGCTGTACTAGTGCCATAAATTTCCTCTTTTAGCCCGGTGGACCTGAGTAATCAGATCCTGCCGCAACACCGCTGTGGACATGACCATCTAAACTCACGCCCTTACCGAGAATCTCTTTCGACGCTACAATTGTTTCTGAAACACGAAGACTACCATTGAGTGTTGTTTCACCGTTAACTGTTAGTGCCCCATCAATCCTCACAGATGGTGATATAATTCTTACTTGTCCTTCATTGACGGTAATGTTAAGATTACCCTTGATAAAAACTGTTTTATTTTTTTCAACAATTTCAAATCCATTACCAACAATTTTGTTTACTTGATTTCCATCCGTATCAATTTCACTGTAGGTTCCGGAACGATGATAAGTATGGATACGCTCAAAATTCGGTGTATCATCCACCTCAAATACATGGCCCGATTCCGTTGTTGTAACTTTATTAAAAGGATATTGAGCGTTGAAGGGAGACTCCGGCTCAGGACCCAATCGTTGTTTATTTATTATTGGTCTACCAGCAGCTAGTCCGGGCATATCCTGAATTCCTGGTAAGACTCCAAATACTACAGGCATTGTTATCTCATTTCCATCAAGAAAAAAACCAACGACAGTTGAACCGATAAGCAATCCTGTTGCAGAGACACCAACACCATTCAAGCTTGCACTTGTTCCAGGCATTAAAACAGGTGCCCAAGGTAATGAAGATGTAGGAACAAGAACTTTATCTTCATCGTGTACACCATACGCTCGGACCCTGACACGACCTGCTTTTAAGGGGTCATCACGGTCTTCTACAACACCAATAAACCATCTAAACCCTGCTACGCCCCACACCTTCGTCGTCATATTACACTCCCATCTTTACACAATCAATCACCATCTCATGTGTAGCCTTCACACTCAATGTAATCATGTGACGTAGTCGTACTACAAGATAATTTCCTGCCATCAATCGATCTGGTGTTCTCCTTGCTGTTAATCCATCAATACGAGGTAGATCTAAACGGATAACATCTCCTGTTTTTAACCCTGTATCTCCGTGAATTAGGATACGAGTCAAATCATCATTAATAAGCTCAACAAATGAATTACGAACACCTATATTTTCTGTGATAAAATTATCTGGCCGGCTTCCATCTCTGATACCAAGAAACTGTCTAGGCGTTATTCCGGCAAACTGGTCTACGTACTCATCAGTGTTTGACATTAACTTTCCAGCTGCCGTACTAAACATCGGAAATGATTTCTTTACATCGTAATTAATTGTTTCAAATTTTTTTGTTGCTATATCAAAAACTCGTGTTACCGATCTGAAAGCTCCTTGAGTAGTTTTCCGAACACTATCTGATCTTTTGATAATTTGATGACTTTTTATGGTTCGAAATTCTTTTGTTCTTGCTGCCTCATCAGCATTGGGATTATCCTGTATATTGTATACACGTGCTCCTATTTGCGGCAGCCCATCTTTGTACAACCCCTCAATTGTCTTAAAGTTGAAACCCGCTTGATTTTCAAAAAATACATATGAAGAAGAAACATACTGCGCGCTTATAGCACGTTGACGTAACATATCAATTGCCTGGAAAGGTGGTAGCTTTGGAATTGTGATTTGTTGAGACCCTCTTGTCGGGTCACATATGACTGGCTTCGAAGATGAAAGATAACGATTAAGGATATGTGGTACCATATCGCTTATAACCGTATCAAAACTTGCACCAACTACACTACCCCCATTGAAAAGGTGTTCAATACTCGTGCACCTCAGGGTATACGACGTTCCCTTACCGTTTGGGATACGTTGCATGTTACTTACTTCAAAACATCTAAATTTATATTCTGTGGGAATATAAATTCCCGGTGTCTTAATTGTGATCTCTATCTCTTCTTCCCCCATAATTGGAAACTTTTCCAATAAACCCAATGTATCCAACATTACAATTGTAGCGTACATTGTTGGTTTACTCATATCCTCAAATATATCGACGGAAATAACTTGATCGAGTATAGAGGCTCGAGCACCAATAGACTTAGAGGATACGATCGTGATGTCCTTTACTCTAACATCACCCGGTTCATATGAGCGCACTGTCATAGCTGTAACAATTCCCTCATATCTGTTTCAATTTTATCTAAGTATGTGTTGTTCAACAAACGGATATGCTTCATGTTTTCATTTTTCAACTGCTCAAGATCATATTGATATACTGGCGTCCAATATGCAAGTTCATCAGTCTCAAGTGCCTGATAAATGTTAGATACAGATGTTACTGTTGCATTTGCTACTGTGTTAGACAATCCTGTATAAACGGTTGTATTAGCTTGCCAAGTACCGGATACATGTTTGATTGTCAAATTCGTACTATTTGCAAAACTGACAGTACCCATAACAGCACTGGATTGTTTAATTATGTCATTCTCTGAAAAAGATCCAAATGTCCCTGTCAATGAAACAATTCTATTTGTTTCAACAACGTCTAACATTTCTTTCCGCTCATAATTGATTGGCGTTGTGCTGTAACCAAAAATTGGAATCCAATATTGTTTTTGTACACTGGAAAGAGCTTGATATGCAGCGGGTGAGATAACTCTCTCATCAGTATCATAATTCACTCGATAGTGTGCAATTTGAAGTTGTGCGTTAGCAATAGACCCATACTTACGGCTGACAAAGTTATCAAGTATTGCTTGATCCATTGGCCACTCATGGTACGGATCAATAATATTATTACTGAGATACACAACCCAATCATACGAAGGATCCTCATAATAATTTGCAGCAATCTGATCGGCTCTCTCGCCATCAGAAATAACGTATGGATAAAACACAGCAAGATTCTTTGCAACACTTGCGTCAAATTTCATCTTTGCAATGATATTTGTTGCAACAGTGTTACTGTGAAATGTTGTTGGAAAATAGTTGAAAAAGCCTGGCATTGTTATTCTTTAAATAGATTATTGAGCTACGGAACCCACTCCCTCACCCAGCGCTTGTGCTGCTGCTGTTTCATGATCCATTGTATTTTGTCCACCTGGCGGTGCATCTACAGGTTTACCTGGCAGAGCTTTTGCAGGTGGTTTAAAGGTACGGTTTTCAAAACTGTAACCTTTTTCCGAATCCATACGAGTAAATGGCGCTATTTCACGGAATGTCATTGAAATATCAATGATGGCAGGATCACCTGTTTTGAAAAACGCAGGACCATTAGGTGAGTAGTTTATACTCAAATCTTTCAAGACACAAGTTTTTAGTTTTATATAATCAAATGATTGATCGCCATTCTTATATGATATCTCACAAGTATCTGGGAATGTAAATAAAACCTGCGACCCCTCTGTTGTTCCAGGGAGCATTCTTGTTTTTAAATGACGGATAATCTGTTTAACGGTCTGTAACTCTTGTAAACTTCTTGGAGCGAATCTATACTGAAACTGATGTGTTCTTAATTCTATGTTTCGGAAGACAACAGCAATATATGGATTTGGAGTAGCACCTGCTGCTAATTTTCCAGCCGCGGCAGCTGCTTCACCGAATTTTGGCACTCCAGAAAGTGCATTCAAAAGTCCCGCTCCCACAAGAGCAGTTGCTGTACCACTGGCAGTGCGGTTGAAATTTTCACCCGCTCCTTGATTACGTCTAATACTGTTCAGTACTGAATCGTTTAAAGTACCAACTATTGTCCCCATCGAAGGCTCATCATAAGATGCATTAAATTGTTCTGATATATTTTGCGGAAGCGGAAGCACAATTGATACGGTAGGTGTATTTCTTGCTACATCGCTAGCATTTGCTCTTATATACTGATAGAAAGTGAATGTCGTAAAATACTTTTGATATGCGGGATAAACTAACGCGCTACCCAAAACAGAGTTTGGTTTTTTGAATTCAGGTGGTGCCGTGTTTGCTGCTGGCGGCACAGAAGATGGCGCCATATTTTTACTTGGAAAAGATGTAGGAATTTGCAAACCTGTCGGCCTTGCACCAAAAATCCCCTTCACTGCATTAGTGAGCTTATCAATTCCAGCAGACGCTGTGCTTTTCAGTGAATCAAAACCAATTTTTGAACCTAAATCAGTACCGGCACTAAAGTTACCGTTTTGTCCTAGCAGACTTGTATCGATATTTACACCAGGAAGAGGCATATAAATAGTCCTTATGAGTTACAAAGGCTTTTTCAAACCTACTAATCCCGCAAAATACAACGGCGATCATCTAAATATTGTATACCGTAGTAGCTGGGAATTAAAATTTATGAGGTATTTAGACGCTCACAAGGACGTGCTGGAGTGGTCAAGTGAAGAGTTTTGTATACCATATCGCTCACCCATAGACGGAAAGGTACATAGGTACTTCCCCGATTTCAAAATAAAGAAGAATAATCCCCAAGGGATAACAGAGGTAGTTGTTGTTGAAATTAAACCTGAAAAAGAAACAAGACCTCCTACCGTACAAACAAAAAAAACTAGACAATACCTCAGAGAGGTGTATACTTGGGGTATAAACAGTGCTAAGTGGCAAGCGGCTCGAGCATACTGCGAAGACCGTAAATGGAAGTTTATGATTATGACAGAACGAGACTTAGGGATTAAACTATAATGGCAACAGCACCATTTTCTGATGCATTGAAGAATACAGCTTCTGCTACCCTGGAGCAGGACAATGCACGTGTGTGGCTCGGTGAGCAAACACAAAGTGTTCGTCAGGTGCGCAACCCTCGTGATCTTCTTTCGAACAATGAGCGCCTTGTAAGTAACCTGTCCGTGGGAAGAATGTACTTGTTCATGTATGACCCAAAGACAAAAGATGAACTTCCTTACTACGATAGATTCCCTCTTATATTCCCCTTTCGTAAGGTAACAGGCGGCTTCTACGGAATAAACATGCATTACCTTCCTCACGTGTTAAGAGCACGTCTAATGGACGCACTTTACACCCTTGCAAACAATACTGCAAACGACGATACAACAAAGTTAAGATTGTCTTATCAGCTACTCAATTCATCATCGAAGTTTCGTTACTTTGAGCCATGTGTTAAACACTATCTAAATAACCACGTTAAGTCTCGATTTTTATGGGTACCAGCAGATCAATGGCAGAAAGCTTTATTTCTTCCATTAGAAAGATTTGTTGGTAATAACAAACGACAAGTGTGGCGTGACACACGTAGAGCAACCCAGGTACGACGATAATGAGTTTACTCAACACAGGTTTAAATGTTTTAGGTACAGCAGCTGTACTAAGAAGTTTTGCTGGGCGAAACAAGCCCGACGCAGATAACAGAATGAATCGCTTTATGAGCGAGATGCGCTCAAACGGCATTGCTCGTACCAACCTTTTCGATATCACAATTCCAATACCACGCATGCTTCTGCTTGAGCAAACAACAGATAGGGTTGAAAAGAAACTCAGCTTATATGCAGAAACTGCACAACTACCTGGTGTTAATATTCAAACGGATAATATTAAAACATTTGGTGTTGGACCGATGGAAGCCATGCCATACTCAATACAAACAAACGACTTAACACTAACCTTCCTTGGCGACGGTAAAGGATATGTTTATAAATTCTTTTATCAATGGCTTCATCAGATTGTTCGTGGTGACTCAGCAATGACTGTCGACACAGTGTCGAAGAATAACCTATCACCCTATGAGGTTGAGTTTAAGGATCAATACAGCGTTGACCTTACTTTGTATTCATATAATGAACAAAGCCAAGTAATTTTTGAGTATAAAATATATGACGCTTTTCCAAAAAATTTACCCGATATCTCGTTATCATGGCAAGATCAATCAAATTACATGCAGTTTGGAGTCACATTTAGCTATTTGAGAGCTGAACTTCTAAACGTTAGCGAAGCTGTACAAGGCACACAGAACGGGTTCAAGGGTCTCAATACATTACAGAAGTTGGTTAAGATTGGAACAGCGCTTCAAACACTGAAGACGTTGAGAAAACCAACAAGTCTCCAGGATGCACTTGCATCTACAACAACAGTTCGAAACGTAAGCGGAGCGTGGACGCGTTAACTGCTTAATTATTTTTACAGCTAGGAGTATATCATGGCACTACCAGTGATCCAACACCCAGTGTTTACTTTAACACTACCATCAACAAAACAAAAAGTCGACTTTAGACCATTCCTTGTTAAGGAAGAAAAAATTCTTCTTGTTGCACAAGCAAGCGGCGAGCAAGGAGATGTTATCCGTGCAGTTAAGCAAGTTGTTGCTAACTGTATTACATCAAAGGATGTAAACGTCGATGACTTTACAACATTTGATCTTGAATACTTCTTTATCAAGCTACGTTCCAAATCAGTGCAGAACGTAATCAAGCTAACATATAGAGATAGAGAAGATGATAAACTTTACGAGGTTGAAGTTGATCTTGAGCAGGTGGAAGTGAAGTATCCCGAAGAAAGCATAAAGAAGGTAAAAGTAACAGACAACATTTCACTTTCTCTGAGATATCCACGTGTTAATATTATTGACACGATGACAAACGTGGAGAATGACGTTGATTTCAACTTCTTAATCATGCGCGCTTGTATTGATAAGATCATTGTTGATGGTGCAGAGCAAGATCTTTCTGAAAGTACAGATGAGGAATTGCAACAGTTTGTTGATAGCTTTAGTGTTCCTGTTTATCAACAAATGCAGCAGCATATTAGCTCAATGCCAAAGATCGAACACACCATTTCTTATGTTAACTCCAACGACAAAAAAGTGGAGATTGTTTTAAGGACGCTGACTGATTTTTTCTCATTGGGCTGAGCCATAACAACTTGCCCAACTATTATCAGTTGTTGTTTGCAATGGTTCAGCATCATAAATATTCGCTGACAGAAATAGAAAACCTTTACCCCTATGAGCGTGATTTGTACGTCGAGATGCTTCAACAATACCTTAAAGAAGAGCAACAGCGAGTGCAACAACGATAATGGCAACAGATTTTTCGTCAGAACTAAAAAAGATAGCAAAAAGGAAAATAGTAACATCATTTCTTGGTACAGGAATGGTTGGTCGTGCTGTTACTAAACGTTTCGTAGGCGAAGAGGAGAGTGGTAATCCTGTTAAAGAAGCACTCGATGAACAAACTAATATACAAGCAGAGATAAACGCAACCATTGTACGACTTGAATCCGTTGTTACAAATATCGCTGATAATGTCTACAACATTGCCGCTGTGTGGTCTGAACGTGTTACTTCAATGAAGGAAGCAAAAAGATTACAAGAAGAGCGGATCTCTAAGGAACAAGCAGCACTCGAGGAAGCTGAGAACGAAGCAGCAAGAATGATCGCACCGCTCCCAAGCGCTACTAATGGTAGTGATTTAATGAATCAAAGAGATGTGACGGAAAAGGGACTACTTGGTAAACTTGCTGAATCTGTTGGTGGTATGCGACGAATATTATCATTATTAACCACCAAAGTCGGTTTAATTGCTGCTGGTCTTGCAGCAGCGGGTGTTGCTGTTGCAGGCGTTGCGGTTAACAACATGTTACAGGATGTCAATCAACGAGATGCTGGTCCGCAAATGACACCAGAACAGCAGCAAGCATTTGACAGCCTTCAATCTAACTTTGAAGAACCGCCTCCCTCTGATTTAGGATCTCTAGTTGGAGAAATGGTTGGTGGACCACAGGTGTTAGGCGGTCTCTCACCGTCTTCTCCTGCTCCCTTGACATCAACAGGAGGAATATCACAAGGATTGGTACCGACCGCAGGTGGGTCCGGTGCGTTATCTGGTGCTATTCCTGCAGGTGCGCCAAATGTTGGTGGAACGTCTGGTGGTGCCGGTACATCTCAATCAATGGCAGGAGGTTTAACACCAACACCTGACAATGCCGACCCTGCTGCAAACGGAGGTTTGTCTCCTGCGCCTGGTGGTGGTGCAGGAGCTCCCGCTGTAACCACGTCACAGCCATCTATTAGTGGATCTGCTATGACAGGAGCTACAGGTGCTTCAGGTGCAGCTGCAGGAGGGGGGCAATCTTCCGAATCACCAGTGAATATTTCAGGAGGAATGTCACCTGCTTCTAGTGCTGTGTCAGGAGCAACTGGTGGTTTATCAGGAGCAGAAGCATCTGCAACAGTTCCCGCATCACTTGAAACAAATGTTCCTTCCACTGGTGCAGCTATTTCTTCTATGTCTGTACCTGCAATGCCTTCTAGTGGAGGTGAAGGTGCCCCGGAGGTTGTTGTTCAAAACAATCAAACCATGGGTGGCCGGCAAGAAAGCCCACCACTTCCTTCTCCTGTTGCTGATAGAGGATCACTAGACATTGGTGTGTATTTTAGAGCAGCCCCTGCTGACAGTATGATGGGTATGATCTAATGGCTACGTTCCGTGATACACTACAACAAGAAGCGCGCACAGGTATGCGCGATTACTTTGAAAGAAATACTGGCATATTTGGCCAGGCAATGAGATCTTCCAGAGAAAAAAAACAAGAGCAGCAACAAGTTGAGAAACAACTAGAAAGTATATCTAGCGCCACTCTGCAAATGAAATCTTCAAAACTAGCTTTAATGAGCATGGAGACTAGTTTTATACAGATTTCAAAAAATATGCAGTTAATTGCACAAGCAATGAACGCAGAAGTAACTTTACAAAAAGAAACAGACAAAAATCTAGCGAAACTTGAAGAGATAGCAGAAAGACGCCGTAACGTCCTCAAAGATGCACAGAAGAAATACCAACAAGATTTAAACAAACTAAACAAAAAGATTGTTGGTGATTTAAAACAGCAGCAGAAAGATTCTTCGTTACTTGATAAGCTGGGAAGCCTGCTCGATGATTTTGTTCGAGGTGGTAAGGGCGGCAAAGGTGGTAAAGGTGGTAAAGGTGGTGGAGGACGTACACCACAAGGACGTACGCAACCATCTCGCGAACCACCAAGACGTTTACCAGGGGCAGGTCAAGGACCTGGCCA